GATCAATGATCTGATGAATCCTCAGTTCGAAGACGAGCAACCAGTAAACCCATTTGACTTCTGGGAAGGTGCTAACTTCAAGCTAAAGATCCGACAGGTAGAAGGATACCGTAACTACGACAAAAGCGAGTTCGACTCACCTGAGCCTCTTGCTGATGACGATGCGTTGGAAGCAATCTGGAAGTCACAGACTCCTCTTGCTGAGTTTACTGACCCATCTAACTTCAAGTCGTATGAGGAACTACAGGCTAAGCTAAACCGTGTACTTGGTATCGACGCTGATACTAGTAACCGAAGTGCTACTGTAGAGGAAGCTGAACCAGCTCCTGCTCCTGCAAAGGTAGCACTAGCTCCTGTAGCAGCTACGGCAGACGCTGATGACCTACCCTGGTCCACAGACGAAGATGATGACGATGGAATGTCGTTCTTTGAGAAGTTAGCTAAAGACGACTAAAGATTCATGCGAGTGATACCGGATCTCGCCATGAAGGGTGACTGCTAGCACCTACGTAACTCTAGCAGGGGAAGGGGGCACCTAGGAAGGCCCCCTTTTTTTATACTACGCCTTGCATTCTGTCTTGAAGTCTACGGTGCCCTACATCAGATGATCGAGCAGATGCTCCACCACCCATCACAGTAGTAGAACTGTTGTTAACCATATTGTTAACGGTAGACCCACCTTGTGTTGAAGATATTACTATTGGAGCTGAGGATTTGGATTGAACTTCACGAGAAGCTTGTCCAACAGGAGCTGCTAATATACCATTCTCAGTAGTAACTACTGACGAGTTTATATTTGTTGGATCAAGGTTGGTTGTATTCTGAATACCATTAGTAATGCTAGAACCCTGCAATGTTTGATTACCACCACTAATGGTAGTCATATAAGAGCTCATAGCTTCAACTAACGGTGTGATTGCTTTCTCTACATGAATGTCATGTACGTACAGTGATCCTTTCTCAGTAGCTTTCTCAACCAATGTCTCAGTTGCATCTGCAGTCTTTTCTGTAGCAGCAATAGTCTTCTCTTCAGCTGGAGTAGGATTAGGATTAGCCATTGCATAAGCTCCTCCTCCAAGTTCAGCAGCAGCTGCAGCAGCCTCCTCATATGTTGAGAACTGATTAGTCACCTCACCTTGAGCGTTCATTACTTGGAACAAGTCGCTTGGAGGAGGTGGAGGAGGTGGTTCCGGAGCTGCTGCTGCCTCAGCAGCACCAATAGCTTGAGTAGCAGCCTCGGACCTTTGTTGAGCTTCCGTAATGTTAGATTGTAGTTCAGTTATTCGTTTAGCTCTATATGCTTCAGCCTGTCTCCTTTTTTCTTCAGGTAACGAGCTTAGGTCTCTTGCTTCTAGGTCAGTTATTTCCTCCTGAGCGCTTGCTATCTCTCTTTGAGCAATCCGCTGTTCTGCTTCAGGGTCGTAGTCACTAATCTTTAACGTACGTCCAAAAGAGTACAGTAGGTCTTTACCTCGATCGATAGCAGCACTCACATATTGGTCTATGTTTACTATGAAGTCCTTTAGTACATCAAACAATTTACCTACAATGTCCTCAAACGAGAAACCGTCAAGGTATTCTGCTACGTCAGTCGCACCTAACTTCTCCGCTATCCAGGATACACCATCTTTGAGAAGATCCATTGGAATAGCAAAAATACCAGTGACCAACCCTTCGAATCCTCCAACCAGTCCGGCTGTCAGCTTTTGAAGCAAACTACCTTGCTGTTCTTGGAACCCTTGGATTGCTCCTGTGACAGTATCAAAGATACTAAGAATAATTCCTACGAAAGGTATGGCTCTTCCAACCAACCTACCAATACCTCTGAACAGATTAACAAATCTTCCAAACGTCTGTGCTAGTGACTTAAAGAAACCTCCTACAGCTTCTGCACCTTTAGTAACAGGCCCACCTATGTTATCCATTATAAAGAAGTTACCAATCCTTTTCAGGAAGTTTCCAAACTTTTGTAGTGGCTTAGCAATGTAATCATCATACAATACAAAGATTCTTACAAATACATCATCTAACATCTTTGCGAGCTTAGACTCTTTACCAAATGCACTGTCGAGTATTCTTATTATAGGTTGGAACAGACGATCAATTCTTAGTAGTTTTATTGCTGCCTTTATAGAGTCAAAGATGCCTTCTACCAATCCAGCAGCTAATGCTGGAAGTGCCACAAGTGATCCAATTGCAAAAGCACCTAGACCACCTATACCACCATCAGAAGTAGCTGTTGTTGTAGTTGGAAGCTGAGATGTTGTTAGAGCTTCCGATTGCTCCCTCATACGTTCGACTGCTGCTAATCGTTCTTCTTCATACCTCTGAGCCTGAGCATCAAAAAAATCAAACAATGAATCTTGGATGGCAAGTATAGATTGTCTGATATCAGTAAGCAGTTCTACCATCAGATCGTTATAGTCTAATGTATCAGACAGAATGCCTCGAGTCTCTAAACTCTCTGCTTGAACTGTTTGTATTAGTGTTTGGATGTCGCTCATTGCTTTTGCTCTAGTTTAAGTCTTTCTTCTTCTAAGTAAGCTACAAGGTACGCAACATATATTTGTCTCTCAAACGGTATCATGTTTTCAAGATCACTCAAACTATACTTATGGTGCTGCATCAAAGAAAAGTTAATGTTATAGTGATTAGCTAGGGAATCATAACCGAACGCTACGTAAAAAAATTATTGAGGCCCTCTACAGTAACCTGATCGTCTTGCCCACACTTAGGACATTTCCATTCAATCTTATGCTTCAGCTTTGGGATCTCAGTAAAGAACTGTTGAATCTTAGCAAACTGTTGCTGACTGAGTCCTTCAATAAACTGTACAATCTCATCTTTAGTAAATGAATCATATACGTTCTCGTGATCGTAGATACAAACAACACAATCACAGATAAGATCGATTACACTATCAAATGACATATCACCTTCAGATGCATCTGACGTTTGTCTGATACCAGGAGGTCTCATTTGAATACCAACCTGATCAGTCAACTGTATCTTATCGTTATACGTCTCTGGGAACTCTACATTGACTTCATCAATGTTAATGTGAACCTCAGTAGCGTGTTTACATTCACTATCAACGTGTCTCACTTTAAGATCAATTTGTTCTCCAACCGACTTACCTCTCAGCTTGAGAAACAAATACTCAATGTCAAACAGTGCTAGCTTAGATGTATCAAACTCTTCGTTGAGTACACATGCTCCAATGATATTGTTTACTGCATTAGCCATCTCTTTTGTATCACCACCCTGAAGAGCCATAAACAATATCTTCTCTTCCTTTACTAGGAACGGACGAAACTTAATGGCTTGTCCTGTAGAAGGTATCTTAGTTTCAAACTCAGGTGTGTTTAATAAAGGTAGTGCCATAATTTAATCTCCATATGATCAAAAACTTTGCTCAGTAAAGTAACGATATTGAAACGATACTGTAAATAATAAAAGCTCACTTGCCTGGTAGCTGTAGCTTAGCTCTCCAACGTTACGTGGATATGCTTCTCTTAATTTGATTTCATGCTTCTTCTTTCCAGTCTCATCAAACTGATTGATAGTAACTGTATCGATGTAGTCTCTATAGTAACCAGCATCGAAGCTAGCATCTGGGTTACCACCGAGAGAGTTGAGTCTTCTATGTGGTCCTACAATCTGATCCTGCCACTCAGTAAAGAATGTACGCTCGTTATGATCAGGACTACAAAAGATCTGAGCACTGATAGGTGAATAGATGGTTCCATATCCAACTTCCTGGATAGCACCATAGACACCAGATGGAGTAGCTGTTATCTGTCTACCAGGAGCAGTAACACTAATTGCTCTCAAGGTGACATCTCTATTTCCAACAAGCATCTCGTAGTGTGACGTTCTGGCAACACCACCTTTTAGATTACTTCTAATGTCGTCTAACCTAAAAGCCATTACTGTAGTGCTCCTAGTGAGTCTCTATGTATACGTGCAGCAGACGCCTTCTCAAACCGTTGTAGAGGAAGAAAAAGAGCAATGTCCCACTCTACTGGTTCTATCTTTACAAACCTTGTACGTACGTTACTAGCAAGATACTTCTTGAATGTTGGCTTGAATGCTCTAAACCTAGATGCACTCTTTAGTACATTATAGTTGATACGCAGCTTAGTCTTATCATTATATCTTTGATCTGATACTGTCTTGTAAAGAGCATCCATCAGTACTGCTCTCTGTGTGAGAGGTAGATAGTGCATGTTAAGACCAACAAAGCCACCTTCTGCTTCGTCTACTGGAATCACCAGAGGGAACCTATCGTAGTATGGAAGAGTCTTCTTATGCTTTGGATCATATCCAAAGAGGAACATACCACCTACTTCTGGCTTACCAACATAGTTATCACTACTAGAGATTAGTCTACCAGGCTGAGTACGAGTGTTAGATGCCTTATCTCTAAACCATGTACGTGCTTGTTGAGTACGCGCAGGTATCTGTCCTGCACGAGCACCTTGTGCAATGATTCGATCGAATACGTATGCTACCATTAGATTCCTAGCTCTTTCTCTGTAATGATCTGAAACTTCCAGCCTCGATCCCTACAGTACTCTTTAGCTGACTGCCACTTCTTACTATTTATGCCGTACGTTGCAACTTCATTTATGTACTTCTTGGTCTTTCTACTACGAACAAGTGGAGGCTGAGTCTGAGCATATGGTTTTACTTCGATAAGTATAGTATCGGTCGCACCTTTAGCAGTACGTACCTTTATAAGGAAGTCTGGATAGTATCTGTGAAGTCGACCATCTAATGGTGATCTGTATGGGATTATTACTTCCTCACTACACCATTCCAATACATTTGGGTTGTTATCACAATAAACCATGAACATCCTTTCCCAACTAGAGCGATAAATAATACAATCGGGATCACCTTTGTATTTGTTAGGATGGCGTGGTTTATAGTATCCCTTATGTGTTCTCATTAAACTATTTAGGACAGCTCATGCCAGCAGTAATAGAAGAAACCATCAACTCAGTATCAGACTCACTTGGAAAGCTGAGTAAGTCTTTATCAGGTGATGGTGCTTATAGGTTTCCGGATGATCTTGGATCAAGGTCTGTTGTGTTTACTGTACAGAAGCGAGAGAGAGATACTACTAGAGTAACTATTAGCAAGAAGACAGGAGCTACTATTGCTCTCCCCATCCCAACTAACCTATCAACTGGATACAATGCTCAGTACACTCAGACAGGACTTGGGGTACTCGGAGCAGCAGCACAAGGTGCATTTAATAATCCCACTCAGTCTGTTGCTGATTATATAACGTCTGGGGAGGCAATGGAAGATGTAGGAGCTCAAGCTCGTTCAATCTTAGCATCAGCATCACCAGAGATTGCTGCTTTGATAGGTGGAGCAGTAGGAGGAGCAATTGGTCTTGGTGTAGGTGCAGCTGCTGGTGGAGTTGCAAGGGGCGCACTTGCTGGAGCTGGTCTTGCGGTTAACCCACACTTAGCTGTCTTATTTGAAGGAGTCGGTTTCCGTAATCATTCCTTCCAGTATAAGTTCAGTCCAAGAAGTAGTAGTGAGTCTAACACCATAAAGAAGATCATTTATGAATTCAAGAATGCAATGTTACCATCTAAAGAGGATCTCGCATTCTTTAACTATCCAGACGAATTTAATATTGAGTTTCCAAATGACAATGAGTTCTTGTTTAAGATAGGAACATCAGTACTGACAGACTTTCAGATCAATTATAATCCAGATGGTGGCTCATACTTCCATCAGAACGGAGCTCCTGTCTCCGTATCGTTGTCACTGCAGTTTACAGAACTAGACATCTTGACCAAGTCAGAGATAGCGGAGGGCAGATAATGTCTTTTATGTTCGACAGATGGCCAACCGTAAGCTATGATCTAAAGAAGAATGGTAAGCCAATCGAGTTAACCAACATCACTCTTCGATTCAAGATCAATGAACTGCTGAGAGATAAGTCAGTAGTGATGTATAATTATGATGTACAAGATGGAGAGAGACCTGACATCATCGCATATAAGTATTATGATGATGAGACATTGGATTGGGTGATCCTTCTTGTAAACAATCTAATTGATCCACAGTTCGAATGGCCACTTGATGATCGTTCCTTTGAAAGATACATGAGAAAGAAGTATGGATCATTGGAAGCAGCCAAGCAGACCGTGCACGTTTATGAGAAGATATTGAGACAGCAATCAGTACTGTTTGATGGTACTATTATTCCTGAAAAGAGAGTAGTAGTAGATAAAGATACTTACGATTTGACTAGTCCAACTCTTCGAAGAACTGTAGATAAGTATACTCATGAGCTAGAGCTAAATGATGCTCGCTCACGTATTAAGATACTTGATGAGAGATATATTACTGGACTAGTCAGTACCTATGAGAGCTCAATAGAAAAAGCTCGGACTAATTAATCTATGGCACAGCTTCATGAATCATATGGATTAGACTATACTCTAGTCCTATCATCCAATCTCGCTACCGAATCATTAGACCTTCAACTAATGGTTGCAGAGATCAATATGTACGAAGATATGTTTGGTCCTTTCATGAGGATTGAGGTCGTACTTAATGATGCATTAGGACTTATCGATAAGTTTCCAGTGATTGGTGAAGAGGAACTACTATTCACATATAGTATTGTCAAGAAGCAAGTATTCCGTCAAGCATTTAAAGTGTACAAGGTATCAAACCGTACACTGACTAAGGCGAGAGAGCATACAGTAGTACTACATGGCATATCATTAGAAGGTCATGCTAATAGTCTTCAGTCAGTATATAAGCCATTTATAGAGAAGACACCAGATCAAATAGTAAGTGATGTCTTCTATAATTATATCTGGTCAGGGATAGGAAAGACGATTAGAATACCAAAACCATGTGATAAACCATACACGAAAGTCGCTTCAGGACAAAATCCTTTGCAGCTAATAAATTTTTTAGCCGCTGAATCAAAGAATTCCGAGGCAAAGGACTACAAAAACCCATCAAATTATGTTTTTTTTGAATCGAGTGAAGACTTTTACTTTGCTCCGATAGACTATTTCTTTGATACTCCAGTTCACAGAGAATTTTTTCTGAGTTCTCCTCAAGATAAGGATCAATTCGAAAAAGGCAAAAAAACGTACCCAAGCAAGTCAATTGTCAGCTTAAAGTTCGTAGAACAGTTCGATAATCTCGAGACTGTACATCGTGGAGCCTATCAGAATGAAGTGAACATCATTGATCCAATATTGAAACGATTCAAGATGCATCCAATCACAGAGAAGACTAAGTTTCAGTTTAAGTACAATCGAGACTTTGACGACTTAACACATCTACCGAACAGCAACAAGAAGTATATCACAGCTAATGGAGACGTCGGTAAAGGTACTAAGCCATATGCAGCACATCGACGAATGATGATTACTCAGTACGAGAACGAAGGTGAGAAGTATCAGAACATTGGCTACTTGAATGGGAAGCTGTCTGCTGGTGATCAACTTAATGCTCCTAGGCAGAGACACAAGCACTTACCAGAGAGTCTTCATGAGATGGAGAACCTATTCAATCATATGGTAGAAGTGACTGTACCTGGTGACCCTGAGCTGACTATTGGTCAAGTGATTAAGATTAAAGTACCTCAGCCTACTCAGTTCAAAGATGAGACTCAGAAGTTCTTATTCCTATACGGACAAGAGGCTACATTCATCGTTACTGCTATAAGACATCTGTACAATGCAAACAGAGACTCTTATAACATGGTTCTGTCTTGTAGTGCTGAGTCGTTTGGTAAAGCACCTGATGCTGAGAAGATGAGGGTAATATAATGAAAGTCAAGCAGGAGTTCTTTGGATTCAATCCTGTGATGTGGATGGGAGTCGTTGAGGATAACAATGATCCTATCAAGCTAGGTCGTCTGAGAGTTCGTATCTTTGGATGGCATAGTGGTTCGTTAGATGAGGCTGATGGTGAGCCTGGTGTTGCTACTAAGGATCTGCCATGGGCTCAAGTGATGCAGCCTGTTAACAATGGACCTAATAGTGGTGTCGGTGGTCCTGTCACTGGTATTCAGAAAGGGACATGGGTGATGGGTATCTTCCTTGATGGAGAGATTGCTCGTGAACCTATGGTGATGGGATCTATTCCTGGTATCCCAGCTCAAGCTAACCCAAACCCAGTAACAGGTCCTCCTTCTGATGCATTCTATGATCCGGATGGTGTCTATCCAAAGCAGGATCGTCTTAATGAACCAGACACTAACAGACTTGCTCGTAACGATAATACAGCAATGGGTGATCCTGCGGACTATCCTCACGCAGTTATTGCTCGCAAGGCTGCTAGTAAGCTCGCTTCTGAGACTGCCAGTGGTTATGGATGGGAAGAGCCTTTGGTTAAAACATGGAGTGAGTTCAAGTCTAAGTACCCACACAACAAGGTTTTAGAGACACCAAGTGGTCATCTGTTCGAGGTTGATGACACCATTGGGTTTGAGCGGATACACATCTATCATAAGAACGGTGGCTATATTGAGATGGGCGGTGGTGTTGGCCCTGGTAATAGAATGGATAAGATAGCAGGCGATTGGTACATCGGTGTTGATCGCAACCTATACAAAGCTGTCGCTGGAGATATCCATACGTCTGGCAGACACCTTACACATCTTGGTAAGACATTCTCTGTTGCATGTAAGACAATCACGCTAGGAGCTCCTGCAGTCAATATACCAGGTGCTGTATCGGTAGGAAGTATTTCAGCTAAAGATGGATGCAGTGGTACGTTTACTAGTGTAGGTGGACGTATTATTACTGTACAGGGTGGTTTGATCACGGCTATTGGTGAGGCAAGTTAAATGGCATTGGATAATAGACTATTACAAATCAGTCAGGAAGCACAGGACATTGTGCGTCTGTCTACTATTGGTGCAAATAAGATTGTTGAGATGGAACTCGATACGATCACATACACCGTAAAGAACAATGCGGGTAGTGTGATCACAACGTTTACAGGACGCGACAATCAAGAAGCTGCTCATAACTTTGCATCAGATAGGGATCAAGATGTCCCGTGGGAGTATCCACATACAGTTGAAGCACAATCTAATATTAAACTGAAGCAAGATGGGTCTATTGATATTGGCGAAAGTAAATACGGCAATATCTTTCCCACCCAAAAAATAAAGTCGATTACATTACAGATTCAAAACAATACGGACTGTGATTACATTAAGCAGCTGATCGATGACGAACTATCTAAGCTAGCTGAGAATCTAAAAGCAGCTGTTAGTGAAACTACTAACTTAGCTGCACTAAATGGTTTGCTCAGTTTGCCATCAGATCCATTAAAGATTTTGAGTTGGGCTAGAAAGGTTGTTAATACATTCTTTGGTCCTTATACATTGGCACTGATTGACCTTGCTTTAAATCTTGCAGATTTTGCTGGAGCGCTTGCTGATCTCGCGACTGCTATTAGCGCTGCACAGCAGAACCTAACCTTATGCGCAGCGTCAACTGCAAAGGGAATAGTTAACAGTGCACTGGATAGTATCGATGCGGAGCTCAATAAGGTTACTAAAGACATCGATGACGTAATGGATAAGATTGATGATGCACAGAATCAGATATCTAATGTGACAGGAAGCACCAAGCGATTCATACCAAGCCGAGAGGGACTGACGTTAGGAGAAAATGTAACGCAGGATGTGCGCATAGATTTAACGCAGAAGATTAATGCGCAGGTTAACAAAGCATTCCCGGCCGGGTCTGTCGCCTCGTTTAAAACTGATTTAAAGGATTACCAGGCAATACCATTCGATGAGGATCCTAAAGCACAGGCAGATCAAAACGCATTCGCGAACTCGGTGGGCCAAGCACTTCAAGGTAACAGTGCGTTTGGATCAACGTTATTAACATCAGCGGGGGCCTTTGCTGGCAACACAGCTGTACCTGGTGATTCGAGCAGTGGTACTAATGGCGAGTTTGAAATCATCACAGGTAAAGGAAGTTTCGATCAGGTGCGGTATACCGTACGTAATGGAATTATAGCAAATGTAGTAGTGGGCTTATAAGGAGAATAAAATGAGCACTAAAGATATGTTGGACAATCACGTTGCTACTCTCACAGCAGAGTATGAAAAGTTTGAGAGTGGTAATAAGGCAGCAGGTACTAGAGCACGTAAATCTTTATCAGAGATTGCAAAGTTGTGTAAACTTTTACGTCAAGAGATACAAGCAAGTAAGAACAGCGATAAATAATAGACAATAATAATAACTGGACGCTCTGATGCCTAGCGGTGCTCTTAACCCCATTCTAAAAGAAGTCGTTTTCAGTGATGTCAACGTTTCTTTTACACCGCATCCAGTTACTGGCAAACTACCTGTGCTTAAGAATGCGGATGCTGTTAAAAGGGCAGTCCGCAACCTTATATTAACTAACTTTGGTGAACGTCCTTATGAGCCTCTATACGGTGGTAATGTAAGGGCGTTATTATTTGAGAATACAGACGACCCTTTATTAGAGTCGCTTATACAGACGCGTATAGAGGCTGCTATAGAGAACTTTGAGCCTAGGGCTAAGGTTGATAGGGTAGTAGTAGATGTAAAGCCTGATTCCAATGCGCTGGTTATTAAGATACGGTTTACAATAGTTAACGAACGGTTCCCAGTTGATCTCGAGGTAGCAATAGAGAGGGTACGGTGAGTAAGGATAATGTTATTCAGTTTCCCAGTAATAAGAAAAGCGATGTTGATTTGCAGTGGATAGAATTGACAGAACAGGAAAAGGAAATTGAGGAGCAGTGGCGCCTCATACAGCAGCTGATATATCAAGAAGAGAAAAAAGATGGCAGCGAATAACGCACTTATAGTCACAGACATAAACTTTGACACGATCAAAGCAAATCTGCAGGCGTATCTTTCTAGTCAGAGCGAGTTTCAGGACTATGACTTTGAAAGTAGCGGTATGCAGACTATTATTCAGCTGCTTGCTTATAACACCTATTATAATTCCATTTATACTAACTTCGCTTCTAATGAATCGTTCTTAGATACCGCTCTTATTAGAAACAATGTAGTAAGCCGTGCTAAGATGCTTGGGTTTACTCCTAATAGTGCCAGGGGTGCTAGAGCGACTCTAAATGTAACGGTTAATCCAGCTGGTACTCCTAGTACGGTAATTGTTCCTGCTAACACTCAATTTACTAGTACTGTAGATGGGGTGTCTTATATCTTCCAGTCTATCAACAGTACTACATTCACTCGTTCAGACGCAGGTGCTTATACTAGTACCATGGTTATCAGAGAAGGCGATCCTGTACAGGAGTCTTATACCGTTAGTACTGTTAATCCTGTTCGCTATCTTTTGAATAATGAAAATGCTGATACCACTAGCCTTAGAGTAAGGGTGCAGGAGAGCGTCTCTAACACGGCTGTAACCGTTTATACACTTGCAGACGATATTTCGACCGTAAAAGGAACCAGCGCCGTATACTTCCTTCAAGAGAATAATGAAGGGTCTTTTGAAGTACTGTTTGGAGACAATATTGTTGGTAAGAAACCATCGGATGGTAATATCGTACGGCTTAATTATAACGTATGTAACGGCCCTACTCTTAACGGTGCTAGAACATTTAATGGTCCTGCTACATTAGCTGGTAATAGCTCTTATACCATTACTACTAGTAGCAGAGCATCGGGTGGTGCAAATCCTCAGTCTATAGACAGTATTAAGTTTAACGCACCTAGAAACTACAGTGCCCAAAACCGTGCTGTTACTGCTAACGACTATAAGAACATCCTTTTAAACAATGCACCTGATCTACAGACTATTAGTGTTTGGGGTGGTGAAAAGAATAGCCCCCCTGTATACGGTAAGGTATACATTGCAGCTAAGCCTATAGGGAGTGCTTTACTTACTCAGACTCGTAAAGACGAATTGGTGGAATTACTAGATTCTAGAAACGTGCTTACAATAGAGCCTGTATTTGTAGATGCTGAATATTTGTATATCGTGCCTACTGTAACAGTTAGGTATAATCCTAATGTAACTAATAAGACTGGCGATACATTACTTACCCAGGTTAATAGTGTTATGTCTTCTTTTAATACTAATGAGCTTGGCGTTTTTAACCGCAACTTCTATTTGTCAGAATT